GCGAAGAGCTTGTCGGCGCTGCAGGTGCGCGAGCCCCAGAAGCGGAAGCCGTTCTGATGAACCAGCGTGGTGACGTCGTGCGAGTTGAGGTAGCCGGCGTCAGTGGCAGGGTTCTGCAGGTCCCAATACACGTCGCGCGAGAGGCCGGTGACGCCGTTGACCGGCACGTTGGAGAGCGTCTTGTGCCAGCCGGTTTCGTAGTCGATCTTGGCGCGCAGGCCTGCGGCGCGGGCGGTGGCCCACAGCGTACGCTCGGCGTTGGCGGCGCTGTCCCAGCCGACGAAGTCGGGCCAGAGCACCATGAGTTCACGCGCGCCGAAGTTCTGGCGGTAGGCGACGACGTCTTCCTTGGTGTTGCAGCCGGCGGCGCTGACGTAAGCAAAGGCACGCAGCTTCTGCGCGATGCTGGCCAGCTCGGACGCAACGGGCAGCGAGTCGAGCCCGGGCGCGGCGAGGATGCGCGGCGTGACGCCAAAGCGGTTGCGCGCGGCGAGCAGCGCTTTCATGCCGGTGTAGCGGCCCTGGTCGTTGGTGGTGCCGATCAGGTTGCTGGTGGTCTCGCCTTCGGCCTTGCCTTCAGCCACGCGCACGACAACGGTGAGCGGGCTCGTTTGGTCGGCAATGGCCTGCAGCGTGCGCGCGAGCGTGCCCTTGTCGCCGGCCTTGCCGATGGCGCCTTGTACATCGGTGAGCAGCACGGGCGTGTCGAGCGGGAACGCGGCCGCATCCGCGTCGTTGGCCGTGCAGACCACGCCGGCGACGGCGGTTTCAATGGTGCGGATGGGGCGTGTGCCTTCGTTTTTCTCGATGACACGGACGCCGTGGTGGTAGTCGGTGGGCATGCATTCCTCCGGGGTGGGGCCGACGTTGAATCGTCCCGGTAGGATGCGGCGCGCGCGCGAGCGTGTCGCGCGCTGGGTGTTGTGCACTGAGGCTGCACAACAGAACACAGGCCGCAGAGGCAGGTGTCGCAAATTCGCTGCATCTGGACCCGTCAGAAGAGGGGGGAAGAGCCGAACTTCGACCGGTGCGGCGCGCGGCGTTGCACTATGCGGGTTGCCTTTGATTTCAGCCGAAGAATGTAAAAAATGGCTCGCCCCTCATTCAAAATTCTTGCCCCGCTTGCGGCAATTGTCAGCATCGCGCTTTCCCTGTCGGCGTCTCCAGTCGACGCCGCTGAGAAGACTGTTTCTGTTGGCGGAGTCCAAGTTGTAGTTCCAGAAATCGATGGGTTCTCCGATCTGAGCTCTACGCCCGCAGGCGCCGAGCGAGCCAGCGTGTTTGTCGAGAAGAACGCACGCTTGATGGCGTTCCTGACGGAGCCTCCGAATAACAGGAACTACTTCATTGTTAAGACCCCTCGCGATCTGGAGGAAAGCGTTCTGACGAAGGAAGAGTTTCGTCAGTTCGCCGACGGCTTCCGCGCTTCCCGGGTCAAGATGAAGTCGGTTGGCAACTTCGCGAATCAGCAGATCAAGGAAAAGCACAGCGAGATCGAGCAGGCAACCGGTAGAAAGTTTGACGATGCGCGCTTCAGTGCACCTGTGCTGGTTGCGGAAGGGCGAAATGACGACGTGTCCTTTGGCTACACCGTAGCGTCAAAACTTAGCGGCGAGGTTGACGGGCACAAGGGCGCTGTAGTCATGCTGATGTGTACCCACGCCGTGCTGGTGCAAGGCAAGATGGTCATCATTCAGATGCACAGTCCGCGCTTGTCTGACACCGATGACGCTCGCGTGGGCGCCGAGTGTCGCCAGTACGTTGACAGACTGATCAAGGCAAACACGGCACCGTAGGCCAGGTGAAGTCGAATGGGAAGCCTGGCTGTGATGTCACGTCGCGCAGGGCCTGGCGGTACTGGCCGGCCAGGCGCATGCGTTCCATGTCGCCGGCGTCCATGGCCTTGTAGACGAGCGTGTCCGCGACCTTGAGCCGCCGCTCACGTTCATCACGCGCCTCGCGCTCGGCCAGGAACGCCTTGGCGGCTTTGCCGTGCTTGTGTACCAGTGCCTGCAGCGCCTCGGCGGCCGGAGGCGCATCGGATAGATGCCATTCGTAGACGCGGGCGTTTTCGATCTGTGCGCCGGTTTCTTTATCGACTACTTGACCAACCCAGAAATCTTTGCCGTGGATGGCGTCCGGGTATTCCTGCAGGATGCAAAAGATGAGTTCGTCGTGTGTCAGCATGGTCATTCTTTACTGGTTGCGCAGATGGACTGCGCGCAAATACAGAAGGTAGAAGGCGTTGCGCAGGCCCACCAGGACATAGGGAGCGGGAAGATCGGCAACGCCCGCACGCTCGCCCGTGGGGACGGCGCCAAATTCGACGATGCCGCTGTTCCATTGGCATGAAGCGCCGACAGTGGCCCGGCTGTTGCTGAGCGAAGTGAGGTATTCGGAAAGCCATTGTCCGGCCCACGACATGTACACGTTGCCGTTGGTGGCGAGGATGCCTCCACCGTTGCCCGCACGGATCGCGCCTTGTGCTTCCAGATCGCCGTTGCCGTTGAACGTAAATGCGTTGGCTCGTCCGCCAACATGCATGGAGATATAGGGCACAGTTGCATTGCTACCGCCTGCGTAGCAATCAATGGCCGCCAAGTGGCGCATGCCCCACTGTGTCCATCGGATGCCCATGTACGCGCTTGTGTTGCTGGGGCAATCCACTTGCAGGGCGGGCGTACGGCTGGCGTTCCACTCGGAAAAGGCGCCGCCGATGGAATCTGTGCCGTTTGAGGAAACTTGCAGCGCCGATCTGCCGTAGCCAACGCCGAAATTGAAGCCGCGGTTTGCGGTCAGCCCCCCGCCGTCGGTTGTGAGCGGATTGGGCAGGTTGTCTGAATCCCACGGGGTCGCGCCATTGAATGCGGGGCGCGTGGCAAAAGCCAGCTTGCCCGACACGTAATCGACGTAGAACGGCTGGTGCCTGTTGGTGCCGTCCGTGTTGTAGCTGTTGAGCAGCAGGTTGCCGGTGGGGCCGTTCATGAACAGGCGCCAGATAACGGTGTCGCCGCCAAACTCCACGAAGCCACGCCCATCGTTGTTGTGGGCAGGCAGGTTGACGTTGGCGCGGGTCTTGAACAGATCGGCGACGATGGCGGCCGGCGTGGCCATGTTGCCGTTGCCGTCCATGGTGAACGCGCGGACGTACGTGGAAAACGAACCATCCACGGCGGTATTCCGGTCAATGATGAGATGACCACCACCGGAGACGAGGCGGAACCGGCCGAGCGTGACTGGCTGTTGGGTATCTGTGAGCTGAAGCTCGACCGACGCTCCCTTGAGGTTGATCGGGCCGGACACGTCACCGCCGCTGGATGGCAACGCAGCATTGGCGGTTTTCAGAGCCGTGGTGGCCGTGTCCTTCGCATCCTTGACGGCTGCTGGCGTTGCGTAGCGTTGGTCGGCCTGGCCGAGCGGCACCGCCTGATCGTCCGCCTTTGCGGGCGCCACGGCGAAGGACTGCTCAGCGGCGCCGGCGAGCTGCGCCTTCTTGGCGAGCTGTTGCGCCAGCTTTTTGGGCGTGACGGCCTTCACGTCATCTTTTCCGCTCACGACTTCCGCTTCTGTGGCGAGCTGGAGCAGGCCGGTACGGCTTTCGGTGCCTGTGCGGGCGTTCAGGCCTGCCGGCGTCACGGCGCGCTGCGCGTCGGTGCCCTCGATGGTCTCTGCAGCGGTTGCCAGCTCGATGACGCCTTGCCGCTCCGTCGTGGCCGGTGGGTTGGTGAAGGCGGCGTCGCCAAACGACAGTGCGGTCACGTCGAGCTGCTTGAAGACCATGTCGACGGCGAGCAGCAGGATGGCTACCGGTGCCTTTTCCATGATGGGCGTGGGCTGGCAGTAGGTGCCCAGCAGCACGCCGTTGTCCAGGTACAGGCCGAAGCCGTAGGTGGTGTACTGGTCGACGCTGTCGTCGCGGATGGTGGCGTGGACCGTGTCGGCGGCGATGGTCTCGCCGGAGATGGTGGCGAGGCGCTTGTGCTCGTTGGGCAGCGCTTGCAGGCCTGCGTCGAAGGCGAAGGGCGCGGTGGCGATGCCGGCCTGCACGATCTTGCGGGCGGCGGTGCCGGTGTGGTCTGCGTTGACCAGGGCGGCGCGGCCTGCATCGGTGATGTTGATGGTGGTTCCAGCCATGTCAGACGTCCGAAAGTGAAAGGCGGGTGAAGAGGGCGGGGCGGATGGCGGCAGCAACGCCGATGCCGCCGGCCTCGTTGAAGCCTTGGGTGAAGGTGTAGTGCGCGCGTACGGGCTTGGTGCGGTCGATTTCGGCAACGATGTCGCCGATGAATTCAGCCGTGGGCGGGTTGCCGTCGCGGCCGCTGACGGTCATGACCAGGTCGAAGGTGCCGGGCGGTCCGAGCGGGTCCATCTGCCACCACTCCCGCACGGCGATGTTGGCGCCGAAGGACGCGACCACAGCGCGCACGGCGGCTGCGGTGCCTTTCTTCCGGGCGATAGGAATCGCGGCCTTCACCCGCGCGCGCTTGATCTGCTCGGGCCAGTAGTCCTTCCACGTGTCGATACCGAGATGCCAGGCCAGCCACGGCAGCAGGTGGGCGGGGATCGCGTCCGGGTCGATCAGGGTGCGCAGCGGCACGGGCAGATCGCTGATAGCGCCGTTGGCTTCTGCGAGCCGGCGCTCCAGCTCGGTGGCGTTGGGCGGCAGGAGGTTAGCCACGGATGCCCCCGTGCGCGACGTTCGTTGCTGTGCAATACGGCGCCTGTGTGGCATTGGCCGTGATGCTGGCGGTGGGTGACCGCAGCTCGACGCGCTCCACGCCTTCCACGTGCAACGCGGCATAGACGCCGGAGATGGTCACTTCCCGGCCCAGGCGGTGGCAGGCCTCAACGTAGGCGGCCAGGCGCTTGAGCGCGAGCTGCAGCACGACGCTGGAATCGGGGCCGGGGAATGTGTAGATGGTGGCGTCGACCTGGTAGCGAAGGATCTCCGCCCCGCGCACAGTGACGAGGTCGGTGAGGGGACGCACGTCATCCGCGCGCAGGCTGGCGGCCACGCGCTCCAGCAGGTCCGGCGGTGCGGTGCCGTCACCTTCTCGGGACAGCACGGTCACAAGCACTTCGCACGGGCGCGGACTAGTGGCGGAAGCGTCGAGCACGCGGCCGTCTGAATTGAGCGCGTGCGAGCGGTAGGCGCCTTCGGGCCCGGCCACAGAGAACGACTGCGGCGCGAGCTGGACGCGCATGCGCAGGTCAGCGTCCTCTTCCATGACGGCCGGGGTGCCTGCGTCTTCATCGGCTGGTTTGATGACCAGGCGCTGGAGTTGGAACAGCGCGGCGACGTGTTCCAGGTCGTTGCCCTTGGCGTAGGCGAGCATGACGGCCTGCGCGGCCTCGTTGATGCGTTGGCGTAGCACCAGCTCGCGATAGGCGTTTTCCTGCAGGGCCTTGGTCAAGGGCTCGGATTCGAGTTCCAGCACTGCGGCCACGGCTTCGCGCTGCTCGGCCGGGTGTAGCTCGATGAGCCGCGCCTTGCGCTGTGCAAGCAGCGTCTCGAAATCCAGGGTCTCCACCACGTCGGGCGGTGGCAGTTGTGAGAGGTCAATGAGGCTGGCCATGTTCACACGCTCCGCAGTGGCACGCTCAACGTGCCAAGAGCCTCTCCACGCGGGCCGTCGATGCGGTCTGCCTCGATGTCGAGCGCTGCGCTGCCATCTGAGCCTACCGAGAAGCGAACCGAAGCGATGCGGATGCGCGGCTCCCACCGTACGAGGGCGGAGACCGATGCCGACATGAGTCGCAGGCGTGTGGCCGGGTTCGCAGGCTGATCGATCAGCTCGGGGATGAGCGAACCGTATTCACGCCGCATGAGGCGCGAGCCGATGGGTGTGGTGAGGATGTCGCGCACGGATTGCCGGATGTGCGCGACGTCGCTGGCGGCGCGGCCGGTAGTGTTGTTCATGCCCGTCATTTCGGGCCGTCCGTATCGGCACCGCCGCGCTCGACGCCGCCGTGCTTGTGGTTGTCGAGCACGACGCCGTTGGACGACAGCTTGCCGTCTTGGTGCGCCAGGTCGCCCGTGATGACGTTGCCGTTGTCACCGCCCTGGCCGGCAATGCCGTTCATGAAGGACAGCAGGCCCTTGACTGTGACCGAGCCGTCGAAGGTGGTGTCCGGGCACTTCACTAGCACGCTGGTGGCGGCTTCCAGGAAGACGGTTTTGACGCCCTGGACGGTCAGCAGGCCTGCGGCGTGGTCGTACTTGGTTAGCGCACCGTCTGGGTAGAGGGTGACGGTTTCATTGGGCGATTGGCTTGGCACGTCGTTGGCGGCCGATGGGATGGCGCACAGGACGACGCCGTTGGATGGGTCGCCGCTGGGGCAGAGCAGTACGACTTGCTCGCCCTTGGAGGGCGGGTTCCAGGTGCGGGTGGTGCCGGCGCGGGCTTCGCACCACGGGCGCCAGGTGGTGGTGATGCCGCCGGTGCGCACGCGTACGGCCGGCGGGTTGCCGTGGCGCACGTCGGCCACGGTGCCAATGCGGATCAGGTTTTCGATGAGGCGAGCGAGTTCTGCGAGGTCCATGCCTGCAGAGTGCCGTGCGCGCGCGTGGGGGTCACGTGAACAATGTTGTACGACAGTACCCAACAACAAGGCCGGTTGGCACCTAGAGGAGCGTCGGGTGACTCTCCCTCAGAACGCTTTTCCGAGTTATTGCTCACCCAGCATTTGACTCCGGTACAGTAAAGTCATAGCCCCAATACTGGACCCGAACTTGGTTAACACGCGATCGGCCGGCAAGTTGCTGCATCGCTGATCTGACCCTTTCTCGAACAAGCTCACGCTCAGCGTCCTGAATGGGGAGGCGAGAGAACCCGGAGATAAGGTCGCGGAGGCGCGGTCCTTGGTTTTGCTCGAGGAGCCGAACAATATCCTCTGATGACGCAGATAGGAACGCTGGGACGATGCCTTCGTCCCACTGGGTATTTTCAATGATCAGCGCCGCCGCATCTTGGAGGCTGAGCGCCGAATTGGAGGCCGAATAGGCACGCGTGAAGCGCTGTCTTAAGTAGGAATCTGTCAGTGTGCCTATGTGGGAAATGCGTTCGACATCAAATTGTCTCGGCGAGTGCTGCCATTCAGCGATGTAGATCTCGATGATGGCATCCGCTTGCTCGTGACGACCAAGTTCCCTCAGCAGCCGGACGGTGGCGTCCAAATTAATCGGCGAGATTACGTCAGCGGCATCCCGTACGGCCTCGACAAGCGCGGTAGCGATCTGCTCATCTGTCGAATCTAGGCGATCCCTGAACAGAGACCAGGCATCACTAAACTTCCTCTCTTTTTCACCCCGATTAACGATGTTGTTTATAGCCTCTGCGTGGGTCCTCGCTGGTGAACCATCCGCGTAGCCGCGCTGCATGATGTTTGCTACCTCTATATCAAAATCGTCCGCGCTCTCATAGCCTGCGCGAACGACGAGGTCGGTCCACTCGCCGTCAAAAGGCGATGGCCGCTCGACGCCGCCTTGTGTTTGCTCCACTGCTCTCTGAAGCGAATTGAAGCGGAGGATAGTTTCGAGGGTAGGGAAGCCTCTGCCCCGTTCATAAAGCGCGCACGCAAAAACGCCGATGCTAGTAGCGAGCTGCTGATGTACGACTGGGGAAAGGTCGGCGACAATGGGGTAAATCATCTTCATCGCCATCTCAATGCGCTGCAGCACGCGAATGTTGCGCAAGTTAAGGTCATCGCATACTTTTATCAGCGAGTCGCGCAGAGGCGTGTCGCTTGCCAGCCCTAACTCGATCGACTCGGCCGCATCAAGCTCAAAAGTTAGCTTCAAGTCAACAACCTTCTCCGAGTAGCGTTCGAAGAGGGCTAGGTCATCTGGCTTTCGAAAGCCGCCCTCGTTGAGAATCAGGATCACCTTGCACTGACGCTGATCTCGCAATTCAGCGACGAAACCGAGGAGCATTTCAAACGAGACTTTCTCGCCTATTCGCTCTACGTCGTCGATAACTACAAGCATGTTACTCACGAGTGAGCCAGCAAGGCTCTCTGCGGCGAAGAGCATGTACTTTCCGCCGTAAGGTGCTACTTCACGCAAGCTTTCGTAGGCTTGTTTCAGGTTGGCCTTTTCTCGATATTTGTCTCGTCTGGCGCTCAACCATCTGAAGAACCGCTTGCGGCGAGGCGCCAGCGCGATTTCGACATCGTTCAAGACCGGAAACGCTCTCCAACGGGAGAGTAAGGATGTACGGACTTCACCAATCGATTGGGCGCCAAAGATCGACGTGTAGCCGTATTTTTTTACCGGGCACGTGCCCCGGTAGTTCTCCAGAATATGCTTCAGTGCTGTCGTTTTGCCGACACCCCAGGAGCCAGTGATTGCAATGACCTGCGGTTTTTGCGACTCAAGAAAACGCTCAAGGACGTCCTTAACCACCTTCTTTGACATGCTCCCCCCGAAGCTGCGCATTTTCGATCTTTCGATTCTAGGCCGTACTGTGCGAAACAACCAATGCGGTGATCATCTCTACATCGGCCGAACTGAAGCCCAGCATCTCTCGGGCGGGATACTTTGCCGTCAGTCCATTCGCGTTGACCCGATCCCGCAACCCAAAGTGATGCACCGACGCAATGCGTCGCACCTTGACCGCGAACGTAATGACGGCCGCGTTCGGGCTTGTCTCAATGCGCATGTACTTCGCCATCCGCAGCCGCGTGAACATCGAGCGCCGGATGCCGGCGCGCTTGTGCCGTAGCTGCGGCTTGCGCGGCGTGTATGCGGTGCCATCCGGGTTGCGCTGCGCGGCGATGCGCGCTGACTGCCGGCGGCGCAGCTCTACCGCAATGGCGCGCGCCAGCGCCCGGCGTTGCGGTGCTTCCAATTTCGCCAGCAGGCCGACCAGGTAGGCGTCGAGCTCGTGCAGGCCGCTCACGCAGGCCTCCACGTGGCAGGGTCGTCGTCTTCGTTGATCGGCTCCGGGTGGTGTTCGACCTGGTAGCCATTCCCTTCCACCTTGACCGTGACGCGCTCTGTGAGCCGCAGCTTGACGGAGATGTCGACGGTGTCGTGCGTGAGGATTTCCGCCTCGAACTTGAAGGCGTCTTCCCGCTTGTCTGGGTTGGTGAAGGCGTCGGGCTGGTTGGTGCGCAGCCATGCCAGAACGGGCACGACGACTGTGTCAGAACTGTCCGGGTAGTCGGTCACGATCAAGGTGAGCGTGTACCGGTATTCGAAGCCGAGCGATCGCGCGCCAGTGCCCACCACGTTTCCTTCATCGACAAAAACATGCAGCGCTTCAGGGTGCGCGGCCAGGTATGGCACGGCGGCGGTCAATGCCTCCCGCAGACTCGTGGCCTTCATCATGGTGCGGGGCTCTCCCCAATGATCGTAACGCCCTGGTCGCGCAACGTCTGCTGCAGGCTGCTCAGTCGCGCGGCGTCTACGTGGCAGTCCGTGTAGTTGGCTGCGACGGTGCTGGCGACGGTAGAGAGCGCAACGCCTGCGGGGGCCGCATCAGCATCTCCGGGATTTGAATCGCGCACGGCGCCGGCGGCTGCTGCGTCGTGCAGGCGCACAAAGCCGCGAGGGACAACGCAGGCAGCGTCAGCTTGAGCGGGGACATAGCGGGGGACTTCCTTGATGATGGTGTCGCCCTTGACGCGGATGACGCGCTCGCGGTCGACGTACTGCGTGACGGTAACGGTGGCAGCCTTGGCGTTGTCGAGCTGCTTGCGCAGGGTGGCGGCGGTGGTCTCGGCCTGGTCGGCGCGCTTGACTGCGGCGTGGTAGCTGGAGGTGGCCCACCAGGCGAGGCCACCGGCCGCCGCCAGGAGCGCAAGGTTGATCACGGCGCGTGTCATGCGGCAACCGCGTCCTCTGCCTGGTAGCGCTCAAATGCGCGCGCAAGCTTCACGTCGTAGAGGTTTGCTTTGAAGGCTGGGCCGTTATAGAGCTCGGCGAACGTGGGCCACTTGCCGGCACGCAGAGCCTTGAGCATGGTGGGGTCGGCCTTCACAAAGCGCACGAACGCATCGAGCTGTGCGGCTTCGCTGATGCGCATGGCGGCGACGAAGTGCTGCACGCTGGGGTAGTCGAGCAGCTTCCAGTGAAAGCCCATGACCTGGAAGGCGCCCCAACTTGCCGATGCCAGAGCGCAGTCTTCATCGATCTGGACGGCGCGCGCCAGGCGCATGTGTTCGCCGGCGTTGCCGACGTAGCCGCCGCGCTTGGGGTTGACCAGGTTGGGGAACTGGCGGGCGAGGGCGTCGGCATCTTTGCCGGCGCGTTGGAGCTGGCGGTGCATGATGTGCCGCTCGAACAGGATGACCGGCCGACCGTCGGGCAGGAAGCCGCTGCCCAGGCTTTCTACCTCATTGACAGCGCGCACGGCCGCCACCGGCACGTCGAGCGCTTCTGCAGCCGCCTGCAGGTCTGCGGCGGACAGGTGCCGGACGTTGCGTGCACCAGACTGCAGGGCGGCCATGGTTTTGGGGCCGGCAATGCCGTCGACGACGAGGCCGAAACGGATCTGTGCCGCGCGCACGGCAGCCGCGGTGTCTGCGCAGTACACGCACGAATCGGGGGCATTGAAGCCGTTGGCGACGAGCAGGCGCTGCAGCTCCAGCACTGCGGCGCCGACCATGCCTTCACGCAGGATCGTCATGCGGACCTCCGAAGGATGCGAACGAACCAGCATTGCCGAGCGCCGCCCATGCGGAACAGCTCGACCACGTTGCCGCGCACGGCGTAGACGGCCACACACAGCACGGCAGTGATGCCGTTCTGTGCGGCGAGCGCCCAGTCATACCGGCCGAAGAGCACGCCGATGGTGACGGCGCCGGCGAGCACGACCAGGCCGTACGCCAGGCGTGACGCCCACGGCCGGTGCGTGGCGCCGCCGCGCTTGAACAGCAGCAGGCGCAGCGCGATGAGCGCGCACAACGCGGCCTGCACGATGAACAGGGTTTTCATGGTTGCTTGCCTCCCTTGTCTGCGCCGCCGTTGAGTGCGGCGAACAGGCGGTCGCTGTTGTCTGCCAGGCGGATGAGCGCCAGGAGCAGCTTGACCACGACGGTGGAGGCGACGAGGGCGCCCACAGCGTGGCTGACTTCGGTGTTGGTGGGCAGGGCCTTGGCGATGAGCGCGGCGGCCAGCGGCGCAGACAGTAGGCCGGCGACGATGGATGCGGCCAGGAAGCCGAGCTTTTTGACGGTGCCGAGCTCGCCGCTGTTGAGCACGAACACGGCGGCGCCGGCGAAGGCGCCCAGCACGGTGCCGGGGTCGACGCCTGGCAGCAGGGAGAGCGCGCCCACGCCCGTGACGGCGAGGGTGGCGGTGGAGCCGGTGGAGATGGGTTCAGCCATTGGGTTCCTTGGAGGTCAATCCCAGAGTTGGACCATTTGCATGGCCGGCTGCGGGGAGATGTCGGGCATGTCGAGCTCGGTGCCGTGGGGCAGGACGGGGCCAAGGTCGGCAACGCCCGGGTTGGCGGCCAGGACGGCTTCTGTGACGCCTGCGGTGCGGCCGTAGACGCGGTGGCATATGGCATCGACGGTGTCGCCCTGGATGGCCCGTACGCGCATCAGATGAGCTCGACGGTGGTGCGGGCGACGCCCTGGATGTCGCTGATGGCCCAGCGGGCGTCGCGGCGCAGGTCTTCGACGCCGAGGTTTTCGGCTTCGGCCTTGCGGTCGCCGGCGGCGGTGGCGTCGATGGTGCGGTAGCGCTCGATGAGCCAGGCGGC